GAATTCAATTTATGATAGAAAAACTGTTATAAATGGCCGAGATATGATTGCCTATGATTTAATAGGTGTCGCATGTTTAGATTACATCGAATTATACAAATGGTATGCACCTGGTGGAAAATCACAGGAATCTTATCGATTAGATAATATTGCCAATGTTGAGTTAGGTAAAAAGAAATTATCATATGATGAATTTGATAGTTTACATCAATTATATAAACAAAACCATCAAAAATTTATTGAGTACAACATTGTCGATGTGGAACTTATTCTTGAATTGGAAGATAAATTAAAACTTATCGAGTTGGCTTTAACTCTGGCTTATGACACAAAAACTAATTATGATGATGTGTTTGCACAAACTCGTATGTGGGACGCATTGATTTATAATGATTTATTGGCTAAACACATTATTGTTCCTCCTAAAGAATCAAAAGATAAAGATTTTGCGTTTGAAGGTGCTTATGTTAAATCACCACAAGTAGGCAAACACGACTGGTTGGCATCATTTGACTTAGATGGACTATATCCACATCTTATGATGCAATTTAATATTTCGCCGGAAACTCTTATTGACCCAAAAGACTATACTGATGATATGAGATCCATATTGTCATCTGGTGTATCTGTGGACAAAATGTTGGAAAAGGCAGTAGATTTATCAAGTCTTAAAAATGTAACAATGACACCTAACGGACAATTTTTTAGAACCGATGTTCAAGGTTTTATACCTAAGATGTTAGAAGAAATGTATGAACAACGTAAAAAGTTCAAACAACAAATGTTGCATGCTAAACAAGAATATGAAAATATCACCGATGAATCAAAACGAATAGAAATTAAAAATAGAATTGCTCGATTGGATAATCTACAATTGGCCAAGAAAGTAAGTCTTAACTCCGCATATGGTGCTTTTGGTTCACAATATTTTAGATTTTTTGATTTGAGATTGGCCTTGTCTGTAACAAACTCTGGTCAATTGTCTATTCGTTGGATTGAAAATAAACTAAATGAATATATGAAAAAATTAATTGGTGTAGATGAAGATTACATTATCTATTCCGATACTGATTCCATCTATCTAAAACTCGCCCCATTGGTTAATAAGGTATATGGTGTTGATGGTGTAGTCAAAATGGATGTTAATAAAGTAATTAAGTTTATGGATAGGGCTTGTGAAGATAAAATCCAACCTTATATCACTAAATCATATGAAGAATTGGCTGAATATGTACACGCATACGCTCAAAAAATGAGTATGAAACGTGAAGCATTATGTAATAAAGGTATTTTTACTGCCAAGAAACGATACATATTAAATGTGTATAATAACGAAGGTGTACAATATAAAGAACCTAAACTAAAAGTTATGGGTCTTGAAATGATTAAATCATCAACACCATCTGTTATTCGTAGTGCAATGAAAAAATCAATCGATATTATGATTTCTGGTACTCAGAAAGACATTCACGACTTTATTGCACAAACAAGAAGTGAGTTTAAAAAGTATGCACCAGAAGATATTGCTTTTCCGAGAGGATTGTCGGATTTAAATGGATATGCAAATGCAACTACAATATTCAATAAATCTACTCCAATTCATGCAAGGGGAGCATTATTATATAATTACTATATAAAAGAAAAGGGATTACAATCAAAGTATCAATTGATACAATCTGGTGAAAAGTTAAAATTTATATATTTAAAACTTCCAAATCCGATTAAAGAAGATGTAATTTCATTTCCAGGCAGATTGCCAGAAGAATTAGAATTGCATCAATATATAGATTATGATTTACAGTTTGATAAAACATTTATTGACCCGATTAAAGTTATACTGAATTGTATGGAATGGACAACTGAAAGGTCTAATTCATTATTTGATTAATACATTATGAAATTTAATTTTGAAGTAAAAGAAATAAATCGATATGATGCAACAGATTTTGTACAAAAGGTACATTATTCCAAAGTTATGCCTAAATTAACCAAACATTTTTTAGGTATATTCTCTGAAAATAAATTAGTTGGCGTTTTAACTTTAGGATGGGGAACACAACCATTACATACAATCAAAAAGTTATTTCCAAAATTAACATCCAAAGATTATTATGAAATTGGCAAAATGTGTATGTTGGATGAATTGCCTAAAAATTCTGAAACTCAAATGATTTCTGCTGTAGTTAAATGGATGAAAGTACACACACCAAGTAAACTATTTTTGTTTACATGGGCAGATGGTATTGTTGGTAAACCAGGTTATGTGTATCAAGCTGCTAACTTTAACTATGGTGGATTTATTTGGACTGATGTTTATATTTCAGAAGAAGGTGAGAAAATACATCCTAGGTCAACTAAAAGTCTATTAGAAGAAAATCGTTTGTTTATAAAATCAGATAAACGAGTATTTTGGATGACATATGATTTCATGCAACACAAGAAAATTCGAAGAATTAAGGGCAAACAATTTAGGTATATCTTGCCACTAAGCAAAGAATCTGTTAAACTAATGAATAATGAATCAACTGTTAAATGGAATCAAAAATATCCTAAACATAAAGATTTGGTATGGAAAGAAATGATGGGAACATCAAAATATGTAGAATTGACAAGTATTCCCAATTTTGATTTATCGGTGGTTAATGTAAATTCTAAAAATGTAAATTCGCACAGTACAGCAAATTCGGTATTTGATTAGAGAATGAGATATGGCTATAGGAATTAATTTTGATGATACCGATTGGTACCCAAAAGAAACAACAAACAAAGGACATAAAAATATGAGTATATTAGATAAAATTAAAAAAAACACCAGTATTAAAGATTCGGCAGTATTGTCAAAATCTAAATTTTTTACTGATAAAGATATGATTCCTACTGCAATTCCAGTAATCAATATTGCCCTATCTGGTAAATTAGATGGCGGTTTAACTCCAGGTCTTACTATGTGGGCAGGTCCTTCTAAACATTTTAAGACCGCATTTTCACTATTAATGGCCAAATCATATCTGGATAAGTATCCAGAGGCTGCATTATTATTTTATGACTCTGAATTTGGTTCTCCACAATCATATTTTGAATCCTTTGGTATTGACACCAATCGAGTATTGCATACTCCGTTGATGGATATTGAACAATTAAAATTTGATATTATGCAACAATTATCCAATTTAGACCGTGATGATAAATTAATTATCATTATTGATTCCATTGGTAATCTGGCATCTAAAAAAGAAGTTGAAGATGCTCTTGAAGGCAAATCTGTAGCAGATATGTCAAGAGCAAAACAAATTAAATCATTATTCCGTATGGTCACACCACATTTGAATTTAAAGAATATTCCAATGGTCGTAGTTAATCACACATACATGGAAATCGGCATGTTCCCTAAAGCAATTGTTGGTGGTGGTTGTTTAGTTGAAGGAACTAAAATTAAATTGGCAGATGGGAAATTTAAGAATGTTGAAGATTTTTTAGTTGGTGATTTAGTTAAAACTTTAGATGGAGATAAAGAAGTCACTTATACATGGAATCCAGAAACCTTGGATGATGGTGAACCTGAATGTTATGAAGTGGAATTCGAAGATGGTTATAAGGTTATTTGTTCAGATAAACACAAATTCTTAATTAACAATGAGTGGGTTGAATCTAAAGATTTAATTATTGGTAGTGATGTATCTGTAGTATAATAGAAATTCTCTGTTTTATAAATAACTATTATACTACAGAGGACTACTATGAACTACGCTAAAATATACAACCAAATAATTAATAGAGCTATTACTAGAAGTATTGATAATATGTATTATGAAAATCATCATATAGTACCTAAATGTATGGGAGGCTCAGATAGTAAAGATAATTTAGTTAAATTGACAGCTAGAGAACATTTTATATGTCATTGGTTATTATTTAAACAATACAGAACTTCTAAATTAGCGCATGCATGGTTTATGATGTATATGTCGTCAGATAATCAATCTAGATATTCTAGTAGACATTATGAATATGCTAAGAAAGCCCATAGTCAAGCAGTATCAATACAAATGACGGGTAAAGGAAATCCATTTTATGGGAAATCCCACACCAAAGAGGTAATAGAAAAAATTAAAGAAACTAATAGAAACCATATAAAAAGTCAAGAAGTTATTGATAATTGGGTATTAAAGGTGGCTAAGCTTCCAAAATCCTTAGAACATAGGGATAAAATAGGAAGAAAGGGGTTGACTATGTTACAAAATATTCACACTAAGGAAATTATTAGAGTTCCTATTTCAGATGTTGGTTCAATATATAATGAATTAGAATGGGTTAATCCTAGAAAGTTAAAACCAGAAACAAAATTTAAATGTGATTATTGTGATGTTATAACTACAAAATCAAATTTAACTAGATGGCATAATGATAATTGTAAAAGGAAAAATGATGCAAATTAAAAGCGTAAAATCTGTGGGTAAAAGAAAAGTATATGACATATCAGTTAAAGATGCTGAACATTACGTATTAGAAAATGGAGTAGTAACACATAACACTGGTTCATATTATTCTGCTGATAACATTTTTGTTCTTGGTCGTCAACAAGAAAAAGAAGGTACTGAAATTACAGGGTATAACTTTATTATCAATGTCGAAAAATCTCGATATGTTAAAGAAAAATCTAAAATTCCAGTTAGTGTATCATTCTTAGGTGGTATTAACAAATGGTCCGGTCTATTAGATATTGCATTAGAAGGTAATTTTGTAGTAAAACCATCTAATGGTTGGTACTCTAAAGTTGACACCGAAACT